AGACATATGAATATGTAAAAGACGATTACCTGTGCTTAGAACTTGATTGTCTTGCTGTTAAGGGTAAGACAGAAGGCGTTAACATCTATACAATTGTAAATAAGAAGCCAAAGAATATTGCTGACTTTCGTGCACACAATCTATTCATCAAGGCATATCGTAGTCAAAATTGGTATCTTGTAAAGGATTATGCCAAGAGTTTAGAAAATTCATTTGACGGTGATATGAAAGAGTATTATGATATGATGTTAGAAAGAGTAGAGGAATATAAAACTAATCCTCTACCTGCTGATTGGGATGGCGTATTTAGAACAAATTCCAAATAATTATTTTTTATCTAATGGTGGCGTAGGAGCATCATGCACATGTTTGGAAGCAAGTTCTTTTGCTGCTTTTACTTGTTGATCAGCAGCCATAATTTCTTTTTGTTGCGCTTTGGCAGCAGTTTCTACGTCATGAATATGTCGTTCTGATTCTATTTCTTTACCTCGAAGCTGTAACACAATATTGATCTTTTGGTTCAATCGAATAAGATCATTATCAAGCATACGAATACGGTCTATTAGTGCTATAAGTACATTGCTTGCTTCACTAAGAACTGGCTTGACTTCTACGGTAGTCCATTGCCATACAAAATATACAAAGTAACCTAATCCTACTGCAGCAACAATAGGAAACCCATATTTGCTAATTAATTCTGCTACACCACCCATTTGAACCCCCTATATAATTAATCTCGGCGAGCATCATTCTTGCCATCAGCTCGAGCAATACGATCTACGTCTGGTTTAACACCAAGTGCATTACTAACTAAAGTATCAATACGGATAACGTCATGATTCATTGTTTTAACACGATTATCAAGTGCCATAATTATCCCTTTGAGACCATTGATAGAACTGGTAACACCAGCAAGGATAAATTTCATTGTAAGAAAAACAAAATAACCACCAGCGCAAGCTGCAGCTATTGGGAAACCAACGTCGGCTACTAATTTAAAAAAAGCATTAATGTCCATGTTTATACCTTTTTGTTATTGACTTTTTTAGCTAAACACGGTATATTTATATTACGAGGAGAAAAGAAAAATGATTCAACAAATTCAGGTAACGAAACGAGATGGTTCAAAAGAAGCTCTTGATTTAAATAAATTCCACAAAGTAGTGGCTTGGGCTTGTGAGGGAATCAGCAATGTTTCAGAATCTGAAATTGAGTTACGTTCTCAAATCCAGTTCTATAGTGGAATCAAAACATCTGACATTCAAGAAACACTTATCAAGGCAGCTGCAGACCTTATTTCAGAAGATACTCCAGGATATCAATATGTTGCTGGTCGGTTGGTAAACTATCATTTAAGAAAGCAGGTTTATGGTCATTTCAATATTCCTAATCTTTATGATCATATCCATGATGTTGTTTCTGCTGGATATTACGATGCAGATATTCTTACGTGGTATACTGAGGATGAGTTGGCTATCCTTAATAGCTATATTGATCATAATCGCGATTTCAATATTGCATATGTTGGGATGGAACAATTTCGTGGCAAGTATCTTATAAAGAACAGAGCTACCAATCATATCTATGAAACACCACAGATGTTGTATATGCTTATCGGTATGGTGTTGTTTAGAAACTATAAAGATGATCGTCTTAAATGGGTAAAGGATCTATATGATGCAACGTCTAATTTTGAAATTTCAATGCCAACTCCTATTATGGCAGCTTTACGCTCGCCTCAGAAGCAATTCAGCTCGTGCGTTCTTATCGAGACAGATGACAGCCTTAATTCAATATCTGCTACTGCTTCCTCAATTGTTAAGTACGTTAGTCAAAAAGCTGGTATTGGTATTGGTGCTGGTCGTATTCGTGCTATCGGCTCTCATATTCGCGCTGGGGATACTACACATACTGGAGTGGTGCCTTTCTTTAAGCACTTCCAAAGCGCGGTTAAGAGTTGCTCGCAGGGAGGTGTGCGTGGCGGTGCAGCAACTTTATACTACCCTATCTGGCATTTGGAAGTCGAAGACCTCCTGGTACTGAAAAACAATAAGGGCACAGAAGACAATCGTATTCGTGGTCTTGATTATGGTGTACAATTTAACAAGGTGATGTATGAAAGACTACTTTCAGGCGGTAATATTACCCTATTTTCTCCTAACGATGTTAGCGATCTCTATGACGCTTTTTTTGTGGACTGCGATAAATTCAGAGAACTTTATGAAAAGTACGAACGAACTGTTGGAATCAGAAAGAAAACGATACCAGCAATTGAATTATTTTCAGCTTTCATGCAGGAAAGAAAAGACACTGGAAGAATATACCTGCAAAATGTCGATCATGCCAACGACCATGGATCATTCATTAAAGAGCTAGCACCTATTCGTATGTCTAATCTTTGCTGTGAAATTACTTTACCAACAAAACCACTAAATGATATTAATGATCCTGATGGAGAAATTTCACTATGTACACTAGCAGCTATCAATTGGGGAAAAATTCGTGATCCTAGCGATTTTGAGCGTCCTTGTACTCTCGCCGTTCGTGCTCTCGACGAGCTACTCGATTATCAAGACTATCCTGTCTTTGCAGCAAAAAACTCCACTATGGCTAGACGTCCTCTTGGCGTGGGCATTATCAATTTGGCTTACTGGTTGGCTCGCAATGATCTTAGTTACCAAGATATCGATGCTGATGGACTAAACAAATTACATACATTCACAGAAGCATGGTCTTACTATTTGATCAAAGCATCAGTTGATCTAGCGGAGGAAAAAGGTGCGTGCCCAAAAAGTAATGAAACAAAGTACAGCCAAGGTGCGTTCCCCATACACACCTACAAGAGAGAACTGGACGAAATCGTATCGCCGGAATATCGGATGGACTGGGCTGCGTTGGGCGATAAGGTTCAGCTTCACGGCATCAGGAACTCAACGCTTATGGCTCTCATGCCATCAGAAACATCAGCACAGATTAGCAACGCAACGAATGGTATTGAGCCACCAAGATCGCTTGTCTCTGTTAAACAGTCTAAAGATGGCGTCCTTAAACAAGTTGTACCAGAAGTTCGTAAACTTAAGAAGAAATACGACCTACTTTGGGACCAACAGTCACCCGAAGGATATCTTAAGATTTGCGGGGTATTGCAAAAGTTCATTGATCAAGGAATATCCGTTAACACCTCGTACAACCCAAAGTTCTACGAAGATGAAAAGATTCCGATGAGTGTTATGATTGGTCATCTGTTGATGTTCTATAAGTACGGTGGAAAACAATTATACTATTTCAACACCAATGATGGTGCTGGTGAATATGAGATGCCAGTACTTGCTGCTGGTGAAGTTAGTGAAGAAGATTGTGAGAGTTGTAAAATATGAGTTATTCAGTATTCGATTCAAATAACAAAAAAGATGCAACACAAGTAAAAGCATTCTTTGATGATGCTCCTACCATTGCACGTTATGACAAACAAAAGTATAATTGGATCGAGAAGCTAACAGATAAGCAACTCGGTTTCTTCTGGAGACCTGAGGAAGTTGACATTTACAAGGATGCTAAAGATTTCAAGGAATTAACAAAGCATGAGCAACACATCTTCACATCAAACCTCAAGCGACAAATCCTCCTTGACTCAGTTCAAGGAAGAGCACCAACAACAGCATTTGGACCAATCTGTTCTTTGCCAGAACTCGAAACATGGATTACGACTTGGGCTTTCTCAGAGACCATTCACTCCAGATCTTATACACACATCATTAGAAACATATACCCAAACCCATCTAAAATTTTCGATGAGATAATGGATATACCTGAGATTGTAGAATGTGCTGGCGACATTAGTAAGTACTATGACAAGCTAATAGAATTAAACCAGATTTCATCCTTGAGTCAAGATTGTTATTCAGTTCTTGCAGATACCAATATTGGTGTGGATAATTATAATCACAAGAAGGCTCTCTGGCTTGCGCTAATGTCTGTTAACGTACTTGAAGGAGTTAGGTTCTATGTATCTTTTGCATGCTCATGGGCATTTGCGGAGGTCAAAAAGATGGAAGGTAATGCAAAAATCATTAAGTTTATCGCTCGTGATGAAAACCTTCACCTTGCTGGAACACAACAGCTACTTAAGGCGCTCGTTAAAGAAGATGAAAACTTCGCCGCAATTGCACAAGAAACGAAAGATGAATGCATCCAACTTTTCGTTAGTGCTGTTAACCAAGAGAAAGCTTGGGCGAGTTATCTATTCCGTGACGGGTCGATGGTTGGTCTTAATGAGGCGCTATTGAATGAATATATAGAATGGATTGCCAATAAACGTATGACAGCTATTGGCTTGCCTACACCTTATAAGGGTGGTAGTAATCCATTACCATGGACTCAGAAATGGATTAGTGGGTCAGATGTTCAAGTGGCTCCACAAGAAACTGAGATCACTAGCTATGTCAATGGCGGTGTAAAGAAAGACGTGACAACAGATACATTCAAAGGATTTAGTTTATGATTGGAATATCTTTTATTATACCCTGTTATAATGAAGAGAAACATATTAGAGATTGCATTAAATCAATAAAAAATGAAGTAGAAGATTATTATCCATTTTATGAAATTATTGTTATTGATAACAACTGCACAGATAACACAGCAAATATTGCACTTGAAGAAGGTGTTCGTGTTATAACTGAAAAAAGAAAAGGTGTTGTGTTTGCAAGACAAGCTGGCTATGAAAATGCAATGTACGATTTGATTGCTAACATCGATGCTGATTCAGAGTTAACAAATGGTTGGGTTAATACAGCATTGAAGCATATAAGACCAGATGATGTTGTTGCTGTTACTGGTCCACTGATTTATGAAGATACAATTTATCTTAGAATGTTGACACGCTTTTATTATTACATTGCATTTATCAGCAATAAATTTGTTGGTGTGTTTCTACAAGGCGGTAACTGTCTTATCAAAAAAAAGTATTTGGATAAACTTGGTGGCTATGATCTGAATATTCAGTTCTATGGCGAAGATACAATGACAGCAAAAAGGCTCAAGCCATTTGGTAAAATAAAACTTGTTATGAATTTAAACATACTTTCTTCATCGAGAAGATTGAGAGAGCAAGGTATTATCAAAACAACATGGTTATATTTGGTAAATTATTTGTCTGTGACTTTCAATAATTCTAGCCACACTAAAGATTATAAGGATTACAGATGAAATCTTACAGATCAGTATTCGTTTCAGATATCCATCTTGGAACAAAAATGAGTCAGCCAGATAAGCTACTTGACTTTATGAAAACATTTGAGTGCGAAAAGATATATCTTGTTGGTGATATTGTTGATTGCTGGTACATGTCAAAGAAACCTATTTGGCCACAGTTCCATAACGACACAGTACAAAAGCTTTTACGTAAGGCAAGAAAAGGAACTGAGGTATACTATATACCTGGTAATCATGATGATGTTCTTAGGAATTATTGTGATAATGAATTTGGTAATATTATGCTTGTGAGAGAAACAATACATATTGGTGTTGATAACAAACTTTATCTCGTTACTCATGGCGATCAGTTTGATATTGTAATGAGAAATGCAGAATGGCTTGCTCATCTTGGTTCATGGGCATATGATGTTAGTATAGAGTTGAGTAGATTTGTAAACAAAGTTAGAACGGTCTTTGGCTTACCTTATTGGTCGCTTTCTTCTTATCTAAAGAATACAGTAAAAGAGTCAGTGAGCTTTATTGGTAACTACGAAGAAACATTATCTAAGTATGTAAAAGGTAAAAAACTAGATGGGATTATATGTGGTCACATTCATCATGCTAATATTCGTGACATTGATGGTATCACATATATGAATTGTGGTGATTGGGTTGAATCCTGCACTGCTTTAGTGGAAAATCATGACGGAACATTCGAAATAATTAAATGGAGTTAAAAATGATCACATGTCAAGAATGCGAAGCAGAGTTTGAAGTAGTTCATGACTCAATTGTACAACCAGACTTTTGTCCATTTTGTGGTTCTAAATTAGAATACGATGACGAAGATTTGTTTGGAGAAGATGACGAAGAAGATTGGTCTTTAGATCCGTAATAAATATGGGGAGGAGAACTCCCCATGTGGCTTTATGATAATATTGTTTTTGAACAAATACCAGAAAATATAGTTGGCTTTGTATATTGTATTACCAATCTCACCAATAATAGAAAGTACATTGGGAAGAAGAACTTTTACTTCTCCCGAACGAAAACTATTAAGGGTAAGAAAAAAAGAACAAAAGTCGAATCAGACTGGCGTGATTATTACGGTTCAAACAAAGAACTGTCAGCCGATGTTGCTTTATACGGCAAAGAAAACTTCAAAAGAGAAATTTTAATGTTATGCAAGTCCAAAGGCGAGTTTGCATACTATGAAGCCAAAATGCAATTTGACAATAAAGTGTTAGAAACAGAAGAGTATTATAACTCTTGGATTATGGTAAGAGTTCACAAAAAACATTTGACATTTTTACCCAAATAGGGTATAATAAGAATATAGTTCTCTGTTCTTATTTTAACATTCAATAAAAGGAAATAAAATGGCAAACAAAACTACTGCAAATTGGACTCAATACGTTGGAGAAAAACGTCCTACTTCAGTTGTATATACCAGAAAAAATACTCCTCTTAATGAATGGAAAGAGATGGTTGTTAAAGAGCTTGTGAAAATTTCAGCGGTAAATTTAAAACTTAATTTGCTTTCTGCACTACACTCATGGGAAAATGATAATACACCTTACAGCTATGCTTATATTCTTTGGCAACGCGAAGTTCGTGCGAAAAATCGCGAAGAAAACAAACTTAAATAATTGAAATATGGGCGCGTGGTGAAATTGGTAAACGCAGTGGACTTAAAATCCGCCGCTTCGGCTTGTCGGTTCGAGTCCGACCGCGCCCACCAAATAAATAGGTGTAACGTGAAACATAAGTTTGACATCAATGAAGTTAAAGAATTTATCCGTAAATCTTCAAGTGCATCCAATATTTACATTGGAGCCGATAGCGAACGCTATCGTGGTGATGATGACGAGTGGCTTGC